AAACTTCTCATTCAGGAACTTGTTTTCTCTTACGTTTATCCAGGTAGGGAACCCCCCCTTTGTCATTATTGCTCTCATGATTCTATTCCCGCCACTCGTTTGACTGCTGATGGATGTTTTATGAATCGAATTGCGCGTCCATTTTGTTTAACCGCTGCAAGTTGTGCTTCTTGTGCAAATTTCTGGGTTATTTCTTTGTAACCTTCTGTAAGTAGTTCAAATAATTTCATTACTGACGACCTTGCAACTCCGCCTGTTGTTGCATATACGCTCGGTTAGGAATACCAGTTGCCCGCTTAGACTGTTGGCGAATCTCTTTTCGCATAGCTTGTTGTTGTTGGATATTTGCTTGCGCGTTTTGGTGCCCGGCACCATCATTCGCACGCTTATTTGCGTTTATGGCATCACTTGTTTGTTTTCGCACTGCGGCTTTACTTACTCCCGGAGAAGGTTCATCATTCATGCCATACGCTTCAATTATATCACATACTTTCATCTATACCCCCTTATTCAGCCGCTTTATTGCTTTACTCACTGGATTCAATTTTTTGGTTTTTTGTGCTTTCTTAGTCAATTTCGACCCCAGCCGCGCTTTTGTTCTGGCGAGAACCATTCGCTTTTTTATATCAATTGGTTTAAAACACTGAGATGGATTACTAACTACACGCCCAGCACGATGCCCCACACCACAACGATATTTTCGTGTGAGCGTGTTGCCTTTTCGTGCCCAGACCATTTGAGCTTCTATTATTGGAGTTTTTTTAGCTGACTTCATGTCAGTATTTATCAACGCATGAGTAATGTGACTATAACAGTCAATACTCCTGCCAGGATGGTACCGGCGGTACCTATCATGATTTTGTTGAAATTTTGCTGAGAGCGTATCATGTCAGTGCGGAGTTCTGCAAACGCTCGTATGTTGTCTTCTCTCATTTGAGAGACCGATACTTCTATTACGTCGAGGCGGGTATCTACTTTGGTAAGTTCTTCTTTCAAAGTTCTATATCTTTCCGCGCACAGATCCACGTGGGCTTCTAAGTTGGTGCGCTCTAATTGAGTCGTATATACTACGTTCGATGACATAATCACTTCCTATTTCTTAAATACCGTAAGCATTGTGTTTGTAGGTTGCCTAGTTGTGTATCATGCAAGTATTTATTTCATTACCCAATTAAATTAAAATATAAGTTAACCCGCCGAGGGGCCAATGTCTCGAACGTGGACGTATCGAAGCCAGCAGTCTCCGTAAGATTTCGGGTGAATGCCGCCCCATCACAATCTGCCCATAAAAAATATGTAGGATCTTCGTTTTGCTCGTAAACTTTGTCGTGCTCTGAAAAAAATGTCAATTTCCATACGGTATGGCGATTTTTAAAAGACGAACCAAACCGAAATCTGCTCATTGGTTGATCTTCCAGTTTCGTAACTTCGAAATCAATTGGTTGACTTCGCATACTTATAAGTTGAAGAAGAGTATTGAGATTTTGGTTTTGGTTATACCCGAGAACGTTCTCGTCTCTGGAATTTGTCACCCCACTGTCTGTAATATCAACCAGAGTGAATGCTTCAAATTGTTGCGGCAACTTTTATCTCCCGAACGGTTTTATACTGGTCCGTTCGGCATTCCTGGCTCCGGATATTTCGAGATTATTATTTTTGGAATATTTGTAAAGCGTGTCAAATAATTCTGCTTTGATTGCGTTTTCTCGATAGTATTGCAATAGACGAGTAATTACCAATCGGCGTTGCTCCTTTGTGGTTTTGTGCCACTCGACTATTAATCGTCTCATGTTTTTATACCCCCCGTCTCGGATGCCAAGTTGTCGTTCTAAGCGCATAAAAAATATCATAGGGGATTGGATATCTTCTCCCTTAGACAACCTAACCAGAGCAGTTATAATCGTGCGCTGATCGATATCATTTTCGTGTTGTGTGTTCGCATATATGGATTGGTACAAATCTGGGGCACCTTGTCTTGGCCCACTAAATGATTTGTATATCACTGTATCCTTTGCGTACCTTGTTGCCAGTTTTTTTGTCTCGGGGGTTAACCAAAATAGATACATGGTCAAAAAATCCATGTACATAAAGAGTGCCATATCACCTGGGTGCGCGGCTTCTATTTGTTGGCGTGTTCGGTACATTCGACTTTCGTTTAAATCTCGAACAAAAGAAAATTTATATTGCTCTGTCATTGACGTATTTACCTACTACTGATTATGAATTTGTGACGGGGTACCAATTTTATTTTATCTCGGGCAACAACATATCCTTCCCCTCCTCGCTCTCCGTTTATACTTTCATCGATCATTTCCACAGAGCTATCCATTTGCGTAATAATGTTATTCTTTAAGTTCTGAATTTGTATCATTATATCAAATAAAATGGGTACATTTTTTATTTCTGGCAAATCTAAAATCATAGTTTTTTTTGCTTCTGGCACACGGGTTGATCCCAGAACCCACGTCTCAAATCCATTTACCAAATTACCCCAATTCTTATTTGCACTTGTTTCATTCACGTAAGAATATATGAATTTTTTTATATCCCTCAGGCCAGTTCTAGGGGCGACAATAGAATCAATAATTTGCGAATTTTTTCGAACAATGTTGCGAAGTCGTCGAATTTCATTTACGTCGATTATTGGAGGTGTACCTACTCCTATTGGAGGCATGATACATAATGCTCCCTCCACCAATCTCTCAGGGTTGGCAAACGTCACATTTCCGCCCAAATCAGTTTGAGTGTGGATAGCAACGCCCCCGTTACTGCGAGCGATGCGTCCACCAAGTTCGGTGTTATATGGTACTCGATACAGTACTTGATTTGGTCGAAACACAAAATCATTTCCGTCCATGCCTGGCTTTGTCTTATACATCAAATCGCCGTGCATGAAACCTCGAAATGTTGGGGGAACGGCACTCTCAAATGCTTGCCATACATTGGCCATTTGTCTGGCATATATTTGACGGTTTGCGTCCATTTTATTAACGGACCTACCCAGTATCATACGCTCTAATGCTAAGGGAGATTTGACTCTACCATCATATTTTTTACTATTGAAGCCATATTTGTCGGTTAGTATAAAATCCCCAAATTCATCACGACCAAATATGACTGCTGGAGATCCATCCCATTTAACTGTGACGTCGCTTATATCAGACCCAAGGCGTTCAAACACGTCAATGGCTTCCATTGCTCCCTCGGAACCGGCTATGAATATAAGATCTTCTGGATGCACCAAGTCCCGACCAATCGTCCGTTCTGCTGCTTCTAGTAAAACATCGTGGACTCTCATTCGGGTTTTCCAGCGAGTTCCATCTGTTTATTCCTCTTTGGTCTCAGAATCCGTACTTTTTTTCTCGGGTGATTTCCGCCGAGGATGTCTTTTATTTTCATTAATTCTTGAAATTCCTCTGGTAAATTTTTTCGGATCATTGTTCCGAATACTGCTTATTAACCGTTTGGTTAGATCAGCCGCAACATCCTCATCATAGGTTTCGTTTATGAGTCTTAGAAGATTGATCGCGGCACCAATGACTTGGCTACCGGACGACTCAATAATCTGACATTTATCCCTACGTATAGGCATGCCATTTATTTCTTCCAGGATGGAGCGCGTTTGTTTTTTCATAACAGTTGTATTTATTCCTTTTTAGATAAATATTAGTGCTAAAGCATTGGTGATGCGTTACTTTTTAGCTAAGCAGCGAGCCCGATCACTTGAACGAAGGACTTCATTGCTAATAAGAAACAACTCGTCAATGGGAAGCGGGATATGTGAAAGATATCTAAGGTCCAAGGCACCCGTTGTTCAATATCATAAATAACGATAAAGGCAACGCTACCTTTGCTTTGGCACTTTTATTCACTTTTTCTCAACAGATTTCTTAGTTTCGCAGCTCGATCTTCCACACTATTGTCCGCATCGGTCATTTCGGTGACATCTTTTCCAGTTGATATAGTAGTCTTCTGTTTCAAATTCTGATAAATGGAAGTGGTGGTTGCTTCCTCTGATTGCTGATCCTCATCCAGGTCTGTTATCCGAAGTGTTTCCATGTCATATCCCAGATCTAACTTCGTACCAACTCCACTACTTGAACGAGTTTTCATGAACTGAATTTGTACTCTACCGCGTTCTCGCATTGCCCTGCTACTGAAAATACCGATAACGGTATCTGCTGTATTGATTTTGGAAATACCACCAGCGATGTGGCTATGATCGAATTCCACTTCTTCGACTGCGGAGTTGTGAGTTAAGATATTGTTGGCATAGAATAGTCGATTACCTGTTGTGTTAATATCTATGTTATCCTGTTCGCCGATATATTCGATTTCTATTATTTCGTCATCTATCTCAAAAACGTTAGACATTTATTTATTGTTCCATCCTTATCTTTGTTGTAGTCGTTTTCCCATATTTCCAGTACATCGTATCCTTTTGAAATATAATATTCTTTCCGAATAGCATCTATTTCGTGTAACTCAGCTGCTGATAAATTATTATACGGGTGTGGAGTGGCGTTATGCTCAAATAGTTCGGGGTTACCATGAAACATGTCTCCCTGAAATTCTATTATTTTTCCATTGTAAAACAAATCGGGGAGTATACAACGTTGCCCCAATTTTAATTGATACTCTTCTGGTAAATTCCATATCAATTCGTTGGCCCCGTAATAAAACAAGTCGATAAATTCTTTTTTAAGTTCATGACATATCTCAGTGGCCCATTTACTATATGTTTTTATCTTTGCCATACGTTTTTTGAGCATATTGTGGTATCTATGAGTTCCTGTTTCCAGCCCATATTTGTTTATGAAAAAATTTAAATCTCTAGCTTTTGCATTTC